GAGTCGAGCATGATCTCGCTGCAATCGTTATGGTTGCCCCTCGGTTCATACTCCTGGCACGATCCAGGTCGATTCTCGTAGATGCCACACCGGCCGGTCGTCCAAAAGATGCAAGGCTGCGTGAACTTGAATGACCTAGCGGTCGCGAACTTACCGCGCACCGTGAACCGTTGCGTCACTTCTCCGACTGACATACCAAGCTCCCTCGCGATATATAAGCGGTCGACATAGTTGCACGCGATCTCTCGCGGAACGACGCAGCAATATCCTCCACAGTCCCCGCACTCGGCAAATTCTGTCATTTTAGTTTCAGTCCCCGCCAGCTATAAGAACCCAAACCCAAAATCCTACGGCTGCTATAGCTGCTCCGATTATCACCCATGCAAACACTGTCAATGCGTCCATCTTTTTTCTCCTCGCACTCTTCTGTCAACCGCGGTTGAATGGTTGACACCTAAATTAAAATGAGGGGACATCAGTCCCCTTTATGCGGTCGGTATATCTACCGGTTCCACGCTAACACGCTTTACGACCTACGTCGCGGCCTTTCTCCTGTGATGATGGTGCTTCGCTTTTTTCTCTATAAGCACCCGTACCTCACGGCTCGTCGATGGTTCATAGTACCGCTTATGCTTGCGGTGATGATGCTCTTCCATCACACAGAACCCCCCGCATAGACCGCCTGGAATGCCGCGATGCCTTCGGCTGCCTCTGACACGGAGATTGAATACGCTCCTGACGAATCAGTCTCAGCGGTTGCCCCATCGATGTCGACGAAACCAGCGTCAGTTTTTACTTGCAGCTGGATCGTTTGACCTGCGGGCGTAGTGCCGTCCGCTCCAGATAACACGCCAACGATTGCAAAGGCTTCATTCTCTTCTGCTGTTGAAACGCTCGCGGTTGCCGTCAGTTGCGTGACTACATTCGAAGCCACAATCGTGACGTCTACTTCAGCGCTTGTTGCTGGTGCATAGTTTACCATTTGATTTTTCACCTCCGCTTGTGCTGGATATTGTTGTGACTTTGGTCACTTTGATGTACACTGACTCCTCGCGGCAAGAACTGTTGCGGCGAGTTGCCGGATCCCGGGATTGTATTTCAAGCAGTTAGGGTCGGAGCAATGTGCAATCCTGTGGTGCTCTAAATGATGTAGTACTATGAAATTGCTCATAAGAAAATTGTAATCGCTTTGCTGTGTAGGTGTCATAAGATGATAAGGAAATACGTCATGCGCGTCAAGTTCCAATTGGTCCCCCGGTGCACCATCAAGCGCTCCATTTGCACCGGCTGTTGAGCCGCACATTTCGCATGTAGTATGTGCAGCGCGATAATCGGCTTCGGCTTTGTCCCATATTGGGGTTCGACCTGATCCGAGTAAGTGCCGTGCTAAGCCTTTTCGTGCTAAAACACTTTTTTCCATTTAGTCGCTCCTAGTCGTCATTCATCCATGATTGAATTATGAGCAATACGCCGATCATCGCGCCAAATATGACGATGAAGAATGCCATGTTATTTGTTAGGTACATCGCTAGACCGGCAAACACCATCACGCCAAAAAGCGCGACTATTATTTCGACGCCTGTTTTAAACTTCATTTGTTCCCTCCTTAAACATAAAACGGTCTAAACGTCAATGTAAGGTCACCCACACCGCCGTCTTCATCTACCCGTATAGTAATGAAGTGATAACCAGAATGATTTGGCATCCGCTTTGATCTCATCCATTTGGATTGTGTTGACAATGCTCCACCGCTTACTGCATGAATATTACGTTCAAAGAAATACCCTTGTTTGTGGCTATGGCCCATGAGGAGCACATTGGGCTTTGTTCCTCCTGTGAAGCTCTCTATAAGCTTCTGAACCCGATAACTATTGTGCGTCCAGAGCGTTTTCCCGTTTCTTCTAACTAAAATAAGTCCGTTAGGTACTTCGCAGCAATATACTCGCCCCGTATAGTGAACAATCGATGGTGCGGTATTAACGGTTGGTGTTGTTTGCACAGAGGTTATAGTAACCGTGTCACCACCCCTCGTGAACGTTACCTTATGTCCTAATTTAATCGCGATTTCGCTAAAATCTTCCAACAATCTTTTGCTTATAGACCTATAACCGAATCCTGACGGTCTGAACCATCCGTCTCCTTTAATCATTGTGTCAAACACGATTTGTAGGACGGATACATCGCAATCTTTTAACCACTTGGGGAGATACTTATTAGCACTCAAATGTCCACATTCCGACTTTAAGAACTCTGCTAGTTCTGCGCTATGGATTGTTATGTTCTTCTTAGAGAAGCTATACCCGCAACCGAGTCTTTCTGCCAAATCCATCATCGCAGAATAGTTTTCAGGATTAACATCTTCATACTGGGATAGAGTAATGTTATATTTCCCAGCGTGACCTTCGGTTACATACCACGCCATCAATTCTGCCATATCATCAATCGGAACGTCACCAAAATGATATGGTTTAACTCCCGTATTCTTAGATACTCTTAATGGAACATTGATGGTTTCTGGGGTTGTTCCTTCCCATCCGCTTGAAACTTGTGTAAACTGCCATTTCTGTCTGCCGTATTCTTTAACAATATCAATTGCATCTTTCCTGTGCCACTCGGTGTTTAATCTGATATGCGATTTGGTGGGGTACTCCATTGATTCGGTGTCCATTCTGCGATAAGTGGCACACTCAGAAACCCTGGTCCACATACCATGATTAGGCGTTACTAAACAGTCTACGCTTCTCGCCTTAAAGTGGACCATATCCCCGTCATAGTGCTCATCAGCGATGTTTGTTGGATTCTGCCACTCAAATATATGGTCAGCTTTTGTCATCGTCGCAACACGGTCTGTCTCTTTTAAATCCTTAAACAATTTCCAACCATCACTGGTCATTATCCCTGTTTTATCATCAAAACAGGTCGCGTATGAGCTTCCGTCTTCCCCGTGGAAAACGAGTATTGAGACTCCTCCGACCTCAATAACCCCTTCATCGCGCCCGATATACTCAGCATTTGGGACATTGCGGCATACATCTTCTACGATGTGCGCCCCCATTGCCTCATACCATCTATCATGGTTTCCGGAAACCAAATATGTATGGAAAGGTATCTGTAATAATTGTTCCTCGGCATATTCTTTCTGCGCTGCGTATCCAATATGCTTCAGCTCGTAAAGCAGGTTATATTTCCGTGCGTCCATGCCATGTGTTAGGTCGCCACCGAACACACAAAACTGGGCGTCCCGTTCCTCGCACATTGCTATGAAATCATCTAGGAACTCCTCCCTGTAATAGATCGATGACATATGAGTGTCAGTAAAGAAACCAAATCGTATTTCTTCCCCAGTGAGGCCTCGTTTTACTTTCGGGGGTGATACAGAGAATTTTCCGAGCCCTTTCCCTGCGTTTAGTGCCTTTAATTCTTCGCGGGAGTACTTGTCGCTAATCTCTTTTAGGTAACGGAACTCGGCTTTTTGTTTTCTGTACTCCTGCTGCCATTTCATCTTGCCTTCGTGCTCTCTTTCCCGATTGGTTGAGTGATACTCTCGGCCTTCTGCTCGGCAGGCGGGACACGTTTTATACTCTTCCGATTCAAACGGTTTACGGCAGCGAGAGCAACGTCTTGTCACATTTCACCTCTTTTTATTAGCTTTTCAGTCACAAAAGATCGGAGGTTCATCATAGCATGCAATTGCCGGGTCGTCTGTATCTACGTCTCTCGGCCATGTTTTTGCTATATAAATCTCTTTAATGCGTTGATCTTGGTAACATTTCATAGCATTATATGGATGCACTGGCAAAGCTGTTGGCATCATTACAAGGTAGCCCAAGCGGCCTGCATAACGAAGGTTTAATGTATCCCAGTCTGGTTCATTAGCTCCGTCCCATTGATAGACTAGACGGTAAAGTTCGTCTGACCTAAACCTTGCTGGATTCATTTTTAGCCTAATTGTATAATCACCCTGGCGCAAAAACAACTTTTCTTTATATACTCGCTTGCCTGCTTGTGGAATTCGTACTCAGAATGCAAACCCCCTTCCGCCTCTAGGTTTTACAACGATAGGATTAACTCCATGTGGCTGTCTCCTTTTTAATATCGTGTACGTGTAGATGGCATATCTCGTAGCGTCCATTAAGTGATCAAACCCGCGTTGTTTATCAGGAAGCTCTTGTACGTTGCCGTCTCTGTCCTTCTGTCGCACGTAGCCCTGTATCTCTTTTAGGAAATTCATTGCTCTGGGATTTACAATAATCTCTAACTGTCTTACCACGCTTATTCCATCCAGAACATCCTTTTTAGCAGGATATACGTTTAGACCGGCTTTTTTCATTTCGGTAATAAGCTCCGGGCGTGCCGTATCACAGTACATCGGAATCATGCGATGCAAACGCTTGTCCACTATGTGCTCATCCAGTTTTTTCTTTATGGCCCTGATAAAGTCCACGTTGAGCGTTTTGCTGCAATATAATTCGTCAATAACGTAGAGCTGCTTTTCTTTTATGCCAAGCAAGACAAATGCATTGGGATGCTCCCAGCCGAAGTCTACGCCGCAGATCGTGGCCTCGTAATCGTTGTAATCATAACCAAACAGCTCATCGTGATAGTTTGAATACACCTGATTCTCGAGCCTGCCCCATTCGCCTAGTGTATATACAGTGTAAAGATTGGGATCCTTTTGGCTTTCGAGCTTTTTGACAAACTCAGCATCTAGGAAAGCATTGTCCTTGTAGGTGTAGCGCTGGATATCTACATCACTATCGCTTTTACGTTCAACAAAGAAATAATTATAAATCCAGTTATTGATGTTGATCGGGTTAAAGGTTAAGATTAGTTGTCTATAGTTATCCTTAAGCGGTTGGCCTCTGAGGCGCAGTTCGAGCATTTCAAAGACTTCTTGGGTGGTGTCGTTGGCTGCTTCTTCTATCCAGATCGTGTCGATATCGGTAAGAGATTTAAGGCGGTCTGCTGGTTCTCCTAGTGAGTGAACGATTGGAATACATTCGATAATTGAGCCGTTCGGGAATGTGAGGGTCATAGTAGTTTGGTTTATCGAACACGGTATTCCTTTGTTTTCTATGTGCTCTATTAGATACCTAAAGCAGGATCTACGTAACCAGATGCCGTGTTTGCGGAATACTACGATATGACTCTTTGGATATTTGAGGGCCCGTATAATCACTTTTTGTACGACTGCGTATGTCTTGCCAGCAGCAGCAGAGCCATAGACGATTAAATAGCGAGCATGTGAGTTGAATACTGATTCAAAGCTAGGTTGCGGCCACTCGGAAAGGTCTATGTCCATTAAGGCTCTACCTTTGGGTTTATAGTAATCTTAATCTCGCCGTCGTGTTCTATCTTAACGTCTTTCCTGTCCAGCCCCAAGATCTGCATAAACTTATCCACGCCAAGCTCCCAGCGTTTTCGTGCTTCCTTTGAGCCTATATTATCTGACTGCATGCTTTCAAAAGCTTTATTGGCTATTTCAAGAGCTTCTTTTGAACGCTGATCTTTGAACTTTAGTATTCTTTTTTCTAAGGCTTGCAGTGTTTTCTTTTGCAGATAATCATCATATGCCTGAGCTCGTTTTACCCAGTCGTACTTAGCGCTGTACCGTTTCAGCTTGCTTAAATTTGGTACCTCACCTGTACCTAACTTGCTCAGTTTTTCGAATGACCGTATAGCCCCCATATCCCGGTATTGGCAAAAAAGAGAGAATGCTCTAGCCCGCTCGTTAGGTAGCCGTTCCCATAATTCAGTGTGGTGCGGCAATAGATTCTCACCGATATAAAGAAGTTTGCTGAAAATTAGGCACTTAAAATATTAAAGGGCGTCGATTAGCCTGCGAAAAAGAGTCCAATAAGCACAAGTGCGACGCCCGCCATTGCTCTGATGTACCGCTCGCCGTCGAACCATACTGAATGAAACTGGCCATGTTGGAGGAGTGCGCTGCCTACTCCGTCAATGGCGATTCCGACTCCAATAGCTATTATTATCCCGTTTATTAATGTTAAATTCATACCTCAAGCCTCCCGTTTTCCTTTTTCGTTAAGTTCGTACAAGTTTGTGCCATTTTCGCCTTTTGTGACCTTTAAAACACGCCGCATCCTCAAGCCTCTAATGCTGCCATCAACCCACGATTCCGCGATGTCTAGGGCTTCTGTGATTTCTTTTTTCGTCATTGGTCTGCCTGTTCGAGCGAGTAATTCCCACAGATTAGCCTGCCCCAATTTGCTCACCTCACTAATGATTTCCACTTAGGTCTGGCCTTTATTCGTTCATTCCAAGTCGCTGCGTCTTCTACTACATGCTCGTTATATGACCTATAATCCTGCAAATGCCCGATAAAGAGATGATGGTTAGCGCCGAGTTTGCCGCGTTCGCATAATGTAATCAGATTTGAGGGCTCCATTTCAAGCTTGGGATACCACTGAACCGGCTTAATGTGGTGTGCTACGTTGTCTCTCTTTACGGCATCGCAAACTGCACACTCTGGGTGCATTTTTAGGTGATTTCTCCTTAGTTTGTCCCAATCTGGATTTCGCGTAAACGTGGCTAGTATTAGCTTCTCTCGTCGTGTCGCGGCGGTCGTCATTTTGATGCGCCTGTGATTTTCTCGATGTATCGGCTCGCGAACTCCGGACACCAGCCGAGAGCGTCAATGATCTCTTGCTTCTTGCATATGCCGTTGACGTAGTCTTTGCAGGGGATGCAGGCGCTTGTAGGTTTCATTCTGTTTCCTCCGAAGATGCAGGAGTAAACTCCATTTCACAATTACA